TGATCCAATTGATATTCCCGTCGTTCTAAATGGCATTACAGTAGAAGAACTATATGAAGGTGACTTTGAAACCCGTCAATCTGTTCTTCATACTCTTTCTTTTACTCTTAAAGGTTGGTACTTCGGGCCAATCAAAGAGAAGAAAGTTATTAAATTTGTTGAAGCTAATCTATCTTCTGATACTGCTACAAATGCAGCGTTCCAAGAACAAGTGCAAGTATATCCAGGCTTGAGTCCTGATGGAAATCCAGTTACACAACCAGTGGCTACTGCTAGCGCTATTGCATCAATTGCAAACGGAGGAGTTTCTAGCGTTTCAGTTGTAAGTGATGGTGAAGGCTATGATGCTAATAACGTTCCGGGAGTTACAATCACTCCTCCTTCTATCGTAACCGCAACAGCATCTGCAGCAGTTACAAATGAGCTTATTACTTCTATTGACTTAACTAATAGTGGTGGATATTATTCAACCGTTCCAAATGTTTCTATTTCAAATCCAGATGGGCCTGCTCAGCTACCAGAAGCTACTGCTAACGTAACGGCTGGGGTTGTTGATTCAATTACGCTTACTGAAGGCGGTAGATATTATTCTTTGCCTCCAACGGTTACTATTGCTCCACCTCCATCTAACTCTTCAGTATTTAAGTTCGGCGATGATGCATTGGCTCACAACAATGTTACTTCTAAAACTGATCTAGGTTATCCCGCAACTGATATTGATACAGGTACTGGAGATGGTTTTAGTCTTGAATTCTGGTATTATCCAACGGCAACACCTACTGCAGATACTGTTATTCTATGGGGTGATAGATGGAAAGTGTGGTATAGCCCTACAGCGGTCTATTACTCTTTCGGCCCTAACAATATATCATTGAACATTAGTTTTGTACCCAATGATTGGAATTTTGTAAGAATTGAACACGTCGGTGTTCAGGCTAGAATTTCTGTTAATGGAACAGTAAGCAATCTACAAAGTCCAGGTGGCGGATCTATTAATAGAACTTTCCAACTTATTAGAGTTGGAGCAGACGATCCTGTAACTTCAATTGCTGGAACTAGCGTAAAAGATGGGTTTATTGGTTCTATAGATAATATAGCATTTAACGAAATTACTGTTATCACTCCTAACACTGCTATACCGACTGTAGCATCAACAGGTGATTTTTTAACATCCAACTTTGACAAAAATATAGCAACCGCGAATGCTCAAGTTATAGCGGGCGAAGTTGTGGCGATTAATCTTACTAATGGTGGATCTAATTATAGTTCTGCTCCAGCCATATCATTCAGTGCAGCAACAGGAAACCCAAGTGATTATGCTGCTACCGCAACTGCTACTATTAACAACGGTTTGGTTGACAGCATAACTGTTACTGATCCTGGTAAGTTTTATGTGAATCCAGTAATTACTATAGATCCTCCAACATCTAATACTGCTACAGCGACTGCTGCTGTCGATGTTAACGGAAATATAAGTAGTATTACAATAACAAATGCTGGTAAGGGTTACCTTACTGTTCCATCAGTTACGGTTGACGCTCCAGCAAACAACACTATTTGGTATCAAGATATTGAAGAAGACGACGACTGGGGTGTCATTAGTGTAGTGGTTGATTATGAGGAATAAAGAATGTCAGATGATAGAATTGCTCAAAGCCTAGGGTTAACTCCTCTAAAAGAAATTAAAGAGGAAGAAATCACCGCTCCTGCGATAATCGAAGAACCAGCACCTCCTGCGATTGTTAGTGAGGGCGATGACGAGAACCTTCGTGATCTAGAGCAAGTACGTCAAAATATTCAAGGTGTTATGGCAACGGGTGAAGAAGCAATGAGAGAGATGCTTGAGATTGCAAAACAATCAGAACAGCCAAGAGCATTCGAAGTTGTTTCTACATTAATGAAAACTATGCTAGACGCTAACAAAGATTTTGCAGATATTTCAACTAAGAAGAAGTTCGCAAAAGAAGAATTAGATGCACCTAAGCAGCAAGAAACAAACATTACAAATAACAATCTAATAGTATCAACGGCAGATCTTCTAAAAATGATTAAAGGCGACAACGATGTTTGAGTTGATGAAAGGTTACCTCGGTAACACTAATCTAAAACGTGTTGGAGAACAGATTGAGTGGACACCAGAGCTTCTCAAAGAGTATATGAAGTGTGCAGACGATCCTATTTACTTTGCAAAAGAATATATTAAGATTGTTCATGTTGATAGAGGATTAGTTCCTTTTGAAATGTATGATTATCAAAAAGAGATTGCGGACAAGATCTTTAACAATCGTAGAGTTGCAGTTCTTACAGCTCGTCAGTCTGGTAAAACAACAACAGCTGTCGCAGTAATTCTTCATTACATCTTGTTTAATGAATTTAAAACAGTAGCCATTCTCGCAAACAAAGGAGATGCCTCAAGAGAGGTTATGGCACGAGTTAAGTTAGCTTATGAAGCATTACCTAAATGGCTACAGCAGGGCATAGAAGAGTGGAACAAAGGCAATATTGCATTAGAAAATGGGTGTCAGGTACTTGCTGGTACTACATCTTCTAGCGCAATTCGTGGTAAATCTGTTAACTTTCTATATCTAGATGAGGTGGCTTTCATCGAGGGTTACGATGAGTTTTTCGCTTCAGTATACCCAACTATTTCATCTGGTGAATCCACAAAGCTTCTTATGACCTCTACACCCAATGGTTTGAACCATTTTTGGAAAACATGCAAAGGTGCAGAAGAAGGCACAAACGGCTATGAATTCGTTAAGGTAATGTGGCATGATGTTCCTGGCCGAGATGAAAAATGGCGTAAAGAAACAATCGAATCACTTGACCACGATCAAGAGAAATTTGAACAAGAATATTGTTGTGAATTTTTAGGTTCTTCTGGTACTTTGATCTCAGGATCTAAACTTAAAGAAATGTATCCAGAGCAACCTATTATGAAGAGCGAAGGATTCATACAATACAAAAGACCTGAAGAAGGTAGAAACTATGTTATCACTGCTGACGTTGCAAGAGGAAAAGGGCTAGACTATTCTACATTTAATGTTATAGATACTACAGAAATGCCTTATCAACAAGTAGGCGTCTTTAGAGATAACTTAATTGGACCGATTGATTATGCTTCGGTCTTGTTTAGAATTGGTAAGCTTTATAATGAAGCTGCAATTCTAATTGAAATAAATGACATCGGAGAACAAGTGTCTGATGTCCTCTTACTTGATTACGGATATGAGAATTTGCTTTATACCGCAAATAATGGAAGAAGCGGAAAAGTTCTAACTGGGGGATTCGGTAAACGGGTCGATAATGGAATTAGAACTACAAAACTTGTAAAAGGAACGGGTTGTTCAATGGTCAAGATGCTGATCGAACAAAACCAACTTATTATTAGAGATTATGATACCATTCAAGAATTGAACCGTTTTTCTAAGAAAGCTAATACATTCCAAGCAGAGCCTGGATTTCACGACGACCTCGTTATGAATCTAGTTATTTTTGCATGGATGACCGAACAGCCTTATTTCAAAGACTTAACGGACATAAATACTTTAATCAAACTTAGAGAAAAAACAGACGAGCAAATTGAAGAAGAAATGTTACCGTTTGGATTTGTTGATGATGGTGATAGCACACCAGGTTTGTGGGATGACGACGGCCTCAGATTATGAGCTCTTAATCAAATAGTCATTTTTATAAATAGAAACAGTGATATACGAAAAAACAAAAACGCGTTTCTAAATACATAAAGGAGAAAAATATGGCTTTTTCCGTAAGTCCTTCCGTTATTGTTCGCGAAGTGGATGCGAGTGCGGCGGTACCAGCCATCGCAACACCACCTGCGGCAATTACTGGAGTCTTCCAATGGGGCCCAGTAAACGACCCAATTCTGATTACAACAGAAGATGAACTAGTAGACCGCTTTGGAGCGCCTACTGACGATAACTATGAAACATGGTTTGCTGCTGCAGACTTTCTTTCATATTCAAATGCATTGTTTGTTGTTCGTGCAGATAATGGTTCAACTAAAGCGGATCACACAAAAATAGTTCTCGACGGTAACAATGACATTATCGTAGATCAAACAAATTACGGTGCATTCCAAGCTGCCTATGTTGGTGAGCGAGGTAACAACCTAGAAGTTGCATACGTCAGCGCAACTGGATATGAAACAGATATTGCAGACGTGGGTGATATTACAGCAAACAGACCTTCAAATACACAAATCGCTCAAGAGTTTAGCTTTAACTCTAATAGTGTTGTGATTGAGGTTGCAAACACTGATCAGATCACTGCTATTGCGGCCGGTGATGTTCTTACAGTGGGTAATGCTTCTGTAGGTTATGCAGAAATGAAAGTTGCTACATTCACAGAAGAAACAATCACAAATGCAGGTGCAAACACCGACCCAGCTGCTACAGATGATGATTTTGTAGAATACTATCGCTACACAATTACATTTAGCAATAGATATCCACTTGCTGAAGAAAACCTTAACAAGGTAAGCTTTGTTAAAAAGTGGAAGCACGCAAACCTATTTGGTAAAGCTCCTGATACAGGTAATATACACATTGCAGTAATGGATGCGGGTGGCGGAATTACAGGAACTGCTGGTACAGTTCTTGAAAGATTTGAAAACGTTTCAACATCAACAAGCGCTACACTTCCACAGGGTACATCAAACTACTACAAAACAGTTATCGACAACTTCTCAAAGTGGGTAGATGTTGCTAATACTGCGCCGATTGGTGATGCATCTACAAGCATTGCTAAATATGAAAGACTAGGTCAAGCAGCAACTGGTACTGTAGGTACAGATGCACAGACAGAGTCAACTGCCTCATTGGCTGCATATGGTTTTGCAGTAGATACTCTTAAGAATGCAAACGAGATTGACATCAGCTCAGTAATCGTAGGTAAGAGCGATGACTCTGCCCAAAGAGCAAACTACATTCTGTCAAACGTTGTAGAAACTAGAAAAGACTGCGTGATGTACGTATCTCCTTCTAAAGAAGCAGTGGTTGATGAACTTAAAACAAATACTAAGCTTACAAACGTAATTGCACACAGAAACAAGATTCAAAACAGCTCATACGCATTTATGGATTCTGGTTATAAATATCGTTACGATAAGTATAATGACGTATATCGTTATACACCACTTTGTGGCGATATGGCAGGTCTAGCATCTCGTGTAGAAACTTGGGAATCACCTGCGGGCTTCCGTAAAGGTTTGATTAAGAATGTTATTAAACTAGCATTTAACCCAAGCAAACCACAAAGAGATCAGCTTTACTCAGCAGACATCAACCCAGTAATGGCTCAGGCTGGTTCAGGCATTATGCTCTTCGGAGATAAAACAATGCTTGGTCAAGCATCAGCATTCGATCGTATCAACGTACGTCGTCTATTCATTGCGGTTGAGAAGTCTATTGCTACTGCAGCTGAAAGCTTCTTGTTCGAACTAAATGATGAGTTTACGCAAACTCAGTTTAGAAATATTGTCGATCCATTCTTACGTGACATCCAAGGGCGTAGAGGTATTATCGACTTTAGAGTTATTTCTGACTCGAGAGTGAACACTCCTGAAGTGATTGACCAAAACAAATTCCGCGCAAGCATCTTCATCAAACCAGCGCGTTCTATCAATGTTATCGAACTAACATTTGTAGCAACAAGAACAGGTGTCGAGTTTGATGAGATTGTTGGTCAGTTAACGTAATAAATAGATTTAAAAAGGAGAAAAGATAATGGCATTCAATATCAACCAGTTCAAATCAGAACTCGTCGGTGGCGGTGCACGTCCTACGCTTTTCCAATGCCAAATCACTAACCCGATTTCTCCAGCAGCAGATATTAAAGTACCATTCATGGTACGAGCTGCTGGGATTCCGGAATCAGTTGTAGGCCAATTTGTCGTACCATACTTTGGACGCCAAGTTAAATACGCAGGTGATAGAGTATTCGCGGATTGGACAGTCACGGTCATTAACGATGAAGACTTTGCTATCAGAAACGCAATGGAAGCTTGGTCTAACGCAATCAACTCGCACGATTCAAATACTAGAGCATTGCCACAGGACTACAAATCAACTGGACAGATTACTCAGTTCAGTAAAGACGGTAGCCCTCTACGTACTTATATCTTCGAAGGCATGTATCCAATTACAATTGATGGTATCGCGATGGATTGGCAGCAAACTGACTCAATCGAAGAATTTAATGTTACATTCCAGTATGATTTGTGGAGAGTTGAAGGCAATACCGGCATCCCCACTACTTAATTTATATAATGAAGGAATAACCTTGTGAAGATATTTGGCTTTGAAATCAAAAGAGAAGGCGAAGAGGACGACGTAAAACAACCCGTCTCCTTCGCCGAACCTATTAACACCGACGGTGCGATTACCGTCGGCAATGCTATGGGCGGGTTCTATAGCACACTTCTTGATATGGAAGGTGCTGCTAAAAGTGAATCAGAACTCATAACAAGATATAGAAACGTCGCAGCACAACCTGAGCTTGCTCAAGCAGTTGATGAGATTGTAAACGAAGCAATTGCGGTTGATACTGACGATGATGTCGTTCAAATTGTTCTTGACGATACAGACCTACCTGATAAAGTAAAAGATAGACTTATCGAGCAATTTGAAGAGATCCTTACTCTTTTCGATTTCAGTGCTAACTCTTACGACATTTTCCAAAGATTTTATGTCGATGGTAGACTAAACTATCATGTTATCATCGATAAAGAAAATTTAAAAGATGGAATTAAAGAGCTACGCTATGTAGATCCTCGCAAACTAAAGCTTATCAGAGAAGTTGATAAGAAAGGTAAAGACGAGCACTCTGGTATTCCTGTTAAGAAAGTAAAGAACGAGTACTATATGTACTCAGAAAATGGCTTTACTTCAGAAGCAAATGCACCTAATGGTTCCGGTACTCAAGGCTACAAAATCTCAAAAGATTCTATTGCAAGAGTTACTTCCGGACTAATGAATGAAAACAATTCGCTTGTTCTTTCATACCTGCATACTGCTATTAAGCCTCTTAACCAGCTAAGGATGCTTGAAGATGCGACAATCATTTATACTCTTACGAGAGCTCCTGAAAGACGAATCTTCTATATTGATGTTGGTAACTTACCTAAATCGAAGGCTGAACAATACTTAAGAGATATGATGATCCGCCACAAGAATAAGTTGCAATATAACTCAGCAACTGGTGAGATCAGCGATTCTCGTAAAATGATGACTATGACTGAAGATTTCTGGTTCCCACGCCGTGGTGGCGAAAGATCTACTGAAGTTGATACATTAGCGGGCGGTACTGCTCAAGCACTGAGCACAGATGAGAATCTTCAGTACTTCCAACGTAAGCTTTATAAGTCGTTGAAGGTTCCACTATCTCGTCTTGAGCCAGAAACAATGTACTCATTTGGTCGTGTTTCAGAAATTACTCGTGATGAATTAAAGTTCGCTAAATTTGTAAAGCGCTTGAGAGCTCGCTTTGCAACTCTATTTACTCACGTTCTTGAGAAGCAAGTAGTTCTAAAAGGACTTATGACTCCTGAAGAATTTGCTGAGATTAAGAACTTCATTCGTTACGACTTTGTTCAAGACAACTATTTTGAAGAACTAAAACAAGCTGAGATTATTAAAGAGCGTATGGCAACACTTCGCGACGTTGAGGATCATGTAGGTGTTTACTATTCTCGCGAGTGGGTAATTCGTAACGTTCTTATGATGTCTGAAGAAGAAATGAAAGAAATGAAAGAACAGATCGACCAAGAGGCAAAAGAAGCACCTGAAGAAGAAGTTCCAGACGAGCCTCAAGAATCAGTCAAGTCCTCGAATAACATAATTGGATAAATATATTACAAATAAATTAAAACCAGGAGAACAGAAATGAAATCCTTTAAACAGATGATGGCAGAGGTAGCAGAGCCAAAAAGCCCAGAAGAAAAGCGCTTTAAGGACCAGCATGTCATTCAAAAATTCGATCATCCGGCTGCAGAAGATAGCCAATTTACTGGTGAAATCACTGGTAAAACAAAGCAAAAGCGTCTCGCCGACCAAGAAGGTGATGCGGATTATGACCAAGCCTATTCTCAAAGAAAGGATGGCAAGGCTAAGCTTGAATCTGTAGAGGAGGATGGCGAGCAAATCGATGAGATCTCAAAAGAATTGGCGGCTAGATATCTAAAAAAGGCACCAGCCCGCGCCGCTGATGCGGGCGATAAAATAGCAAGAGCTGGCGACGCTTATGATAAAGATATGGGAAAGGCTCAGAAGAAAAAAGGCATTCGCAATTTCTTGAATACTCATAAGGGTGTTGAAAGAGCAACTAATCGTTTGATGAGAAAAGAAGAAGTAGAACAAATCGATGAGATTTCTCAAGAAACTCTACGTCAGTACCACGGTAAAGCTGGTGCAGATCTTCAAAAGAGAAGAGAAAAGCTTAACAAAGGTACTCTTACAACAGCAGATCTTAAAAAAGGCCAGAACCGTGTTAAAGGTTTGAATCGTGCTGCTAACAAAATGGAAGAAGTTGAGCTTTCAGAAAATCCTATGGAAGAAAAGCCAATGATGATGAATGCTCTGCGTTCAATGTCACACGCAATGCAAGGTATTGCGGCATATGTGTCAAAAACATCAGATCCTGAAGAATGGTTTCAAAACAAATTGGCAGGTGTGGCAAAAGAAATGCAAACACTTTACAGTTATGCAACAGCCGAAGTAATGTCAATGGGTGAAGCAAAAACTGACGAAGAACTCAAAGGTGACCAACACAAGCTTGACCATAATAAGAATGGCAAGATCGATGCCCATGATTTCAAAATGCTTAGAAAAAAAAAGCAAAAAACTGAGTCAGTAGAGCTTGAAGAAGCTGTTAAACAAGGAAACATGAAACTGAGAGATGGCTCTTCAGTTAAAGTTTCAAAACAAGATGCAGGTCTTATTAATCAAATGATGAAAGACCTGAACCCTGCAAATCGTCGTAAGATGGAAAAAGTTATGATGACTGATAAAGCAGGATTCGAAGAAATTGTAGGATTTGCGAGGGAAGCTCTTTAATGGCATGGGTAGCCGTAACAAATTCAACCGTTTGGCAGTATGATAATGCTGCTACTGCATCCGATTCGGATACATATAACGATGCAAATGGTACGGTTACTGCAGGTGTTAGAGCTTTCACACCTCCTGGCGGCAACACTCAATATACCTACATTAAGTGTAGGAAAGTGGGTGAAACCATAGTCAGAGGTGAGCTTTCCAAGAACTATTATGACGCCCAGTAGTTTTTTTATAAATAAAACAAAAAGATATTAAAGGATATAAAAAGATGAGACTGATTACTGAAGTTACCGAAGAAGCACAAGTTGCCGTCGAGTTGAATGAAGAGACTGGTAAAAAGTCTTACTTCATCGAAGGTATCTTTATGCAAGGTGATATCAAAAACCGTAACGGGCGTATCTATCCTACACAGACTCTTGAAAAAGAGATGGTTCGTTACCAAACAGATTTTATTGAAACTAAGCGTGCGCTTGGAGAACTTGGACACCCAGATGGTCCTACAATCAATGGCGATAGAGTATCACATCTTATCACTGAGATGAAAAGAGATGGATCAAACTTTATCGGTAAAGCTAAAGTTCTTGGCACACCAATGGGTAACATTGTAAAAGAATTTATGGATGAAGGCGTAAAAATCGGAGTTTCAACTCGTGGCCTTGGTTCTGTAAAACCAACTAAAGATGGTATTATGGAAGTACAAGACGATTTCCACCTTGCAACTGTAGATATTGTAACTGATCCTTCCGGCCCTAACTGCTTTGTTAACGGCATTATGGAAAATACTGAATATTACTATGATATTGCTTCTGGCCACTGGAGAGTTCAAGAACCAATCGAGCAAGTAATTGAAGAGATCCAGGAAGAAGTAGAAAAACAAGTAAGAAGAGTTGTCCATCGCGTTGACGAATCTACGGCAGCACGACTGTTCGAACGCTTTGTGAATTCACTTAGAAGTTGAGAATTGTATAAATAATACTCATATAGATAATCCAATGAAAAAGAGGAGAGAACATATGTCAAATGAGCTAGACGAAAAGTTCGTTGCCGACCACTCAGGTGGTGAAGGTGTTCCTGCAGCAGAAGTTGCGGACGCAGTCACTGGAAGCGGCGGCGCGGTTAAAAAGAAGAAAGCAGACGTAAAGAAAACTGTCGATGCGTCCGCTGAGAAAATTTCTACACCTACACCAGGTATGAAAGAAGAAACTGAAACTGCAACTGAATCAGTGGAAGCTGAAGAAGTAGTAGAAGAAGTTATCGAGATTGAAGAATCAATTGAAGCTATCTTCGAAGGCATGGACCTAACTGAAGAATTCAAAAATAAAGTAACTTTGGTGTTCGAAGCGGCTGTTAACGAAGCTGCTACAAAGAAAACTGAAGCGGCAGTTGCTGAGCATGTTGAAAGACTTGAAACAGAAATGAACGAGTCTGTTGAAACTTCAGTAAACAACATTGTTGAAAATCTTGACTCATACCTCGACTACGTAGTAGAAGAGTGGATGAAAGAGAATGAGGTTGCAATCGAAGCTGGTATTAAAGTTGAGATGGCAGAATCATTAATGGCAGGCCTACGTGGATTGTTTGAAGAGCACAACATCGAAGTTGATGACGAAACAATCAATGTCGTTGAAGGCTTGGAAGCAGAAGTTGCTGAAGCAAAAGACTCTGCTAACAAAGCAATCAATGAGAACGTAGAGTTGTCAAAAGAAATCGCTTCTCTCAAAGCAGAGCGCATCTTCGACGAAGTTACTGAGGATCTTACACTCACAGAAAAAGAAAGATTCAAAGTTTTGTCAGAAAAGCTAGATGTTTCTGATATCGAAGAGTACTCAAGCAATCTATCTACACTTAAGGAATCATTCTTCAAGAAGAAGACTCCGGTTGTAGAAGAAGTTGCTAGCGAAGATGAAGAAGAGATTATCACAGAAGAAACAGAAGTTAAGAAACCAGTTTCTGACTATTCTTCTGTAAATGCTCTAGTTGAGGCTCTTAACGCAAGATCATCAAAATAGTAATGAAACTTTAACTTTTATAAATACATCCAGAGACTTTATTAAAACAAGGAGATAGAAATCGATGGCACAGTCAAACTATCAAGCACTTGTGGAAAAGTGGGGCCCAATCCTTGAGCACGAATCTTTTTCACCTATCAAAGACAACCACAAGAAAGCGGTAACTGCCACTATTCTTGAAAACACAGAGAAAGCATTGCTAGAATCTGGCGACCGTCAGATGTCAATGAGCTCTCTACTTACAGAGGCACCTGCAAACGACGCAAGTACAGGTGGTTTCGGTTCAGGTTCACCAGCAGCTGGTCCTACAGCTGGCTACGATCCAGTACTTATTTCACTTGTACGTCGCGCAATGCCAAACTTGATCGCGTACGACATTGCTGGCGTTCAGCCAATGACAGGACCGACAGGTCTTATCTTTGCAATGCGTTCACGTCAGACATCACAAGCTGGTACTGAAACATTCTACAATGAAGCAGACACCACATTCTCAGGTACAGGTACACAAACAGGTACTATCCCAGCAACTGATTCAGCGAACACAACATTGTTCGAAACAGGTGCAGGTATGGCAACAGGTGACGCTGAAGCACTTGGCGACGGTGGCGGCACAAACTTTGCAGAGATGGCATTCTCAATCGAGAAAGTATCAGTAACTGCGAAATCAAGAGCGCTAAAAGCTGAGTACACAACTGAATTGGCACAAGACTTGAAAGCAGTTCACGGTCTTGACGCTGAAACAGAATTGGCGAACATTCTACAGTCTGAGATCCTTGTGGAAATCAACCGTGAATTGGTTCGTACAATTTACGCAACAGCTAAAACAGGCGCGGTTGGCACAGCTGCTACTGGTGTATTCGATCTTGACGTCGATGCAAATGGTCGTTGGTCAGTTGAGAAATTCAAAGGGCTTATGTTCCAAATCGAACAAGAAGCGAATGCTATCGCAAAAGGTACACGTCGCGGTAAAGGTAACATGGTTATCTGTTCTTCAGACGTTGCTTCAGCATTGCAGATGGCCGGTGTTCTTGACTACACACCAGCGATTGCAGGTAACTCACTAGAAGTAGACGACACAGGAAACACATTCGCAGGTGTTCTTAACGGTCGTTACAGAGTGTACATTGACCCATATGCAGGCAGCAACTACATGGTTGTTGGTTACAAAGGTTCAAGCGCATTCGACGCAGGCTTGTTCTACTGCCCATACGTTCCACTACAGATGGTACGTGCAGTTGGTGAGAACAGCTTCCAGCCAAAAATCGGGTTCAAAACTCGCTACGGCATGGTTGCAAACCCATTCGCACAAGGTACAACTCAAGGCTTGGGTGCTCTTACAGCCCAATCAAACGAGTACTACCGTGCAGTACGAGTTACAAACTTGTTCTAATAAAAAGAAGTCGGGTCAACCGAACGAAACTGGGGAGCTTTTTAGCTCCCCTTTTTTTATTCCATATCTTTTCGCCATTCACAGTAGCCATTCTTCCATCCTATTTCATATGCCATCCAAGACATAACAAATCCAAAGAATGGAAAAAATAGCATGCCGTATAGGCCATAGGCAAATAAAAATGCTGCCATATAATCATACCAACGTATCATACTTAAATAATCCAATCCATATTCATGATATCAGGCATTTCTTCTACTACTTCTGCTGTGCCTTTAGACTTTTCGCAAAGGTTAGTAAGGACACCGATATTATGAACTGAAGAAACACCATAGCCTTTTTTATGACACTGGTAAACAGATCCTGTGGAGCCTGAGAAGTAATAATAGTTATCATCTTCAGTAACAGAAGCGATACCAGAATTAAGTCTCCAGCTGTCACCGTCTAGATATCCACCGCTCCAAGAACCGAACACTCTATAATGAGGATCGGTTCCGCTGATCTTTACAAGTTCCCATTGGTCTGGCGTGTATTGTCTCATTTATTCTTCTCCATCATCTAAAGAATACTATAAACCAAGTCACGTTGCTGTTCTTTTTTCACCATTTAAAATTTTATCAATTACTTCTTCACTTAAACAGTTAACATTCATAATTGGCATAGGCTTCTTATACTCTTCAACTAGCTGTTTAATGTAGTTTTTTTGGTGTGCTGGGTTTGTGATACTTGCCATACATTCTTCTCTATTGTCAAATGTAGGATTGGTGAAGATATAGACATCACCTTGAACTGTAGCAAATAACACTACTATGAGCCACTGCATTACTTAACCTCCGTAAGGTTCGTATTGCTCCCCGTTGTATCCGCTCCTGTTCTGCTGGCGTCATCCAACAACGCTTTCAATCTGACGCTCAGGTGGAGCCATAATAGCTTCTGCAAACTCCATGAATTCTTCATTTCGAGCTGCTTCTTCCATTAGGTTTGACGCATGATAAATGCGAGCAAGTTTGTTAAAGTCCTTCTTAGGAACACCGACCTCATCAAGCATTCGCTGAGCAATATCTTTTTGTAGATCTTTTTCAGCTTCCACTCGCGTCATAGAGTCCGACATTTCCTTCAAAGCGTTTTGAACTTTTTTACGATCTTCGTTCGTAATAGTTGATGGTAAATCACTCATTGGCATAGATCCTCATATAATTTCGTGAATTTTATAGTTTACCTTCTTCGCGGAGTTGTTTTCGTATCTTTGTAGCAGAGATGTTGTGTATTTCTTCTCCAAGATCATGCTCCGTAAAAGTGTAGCCAACGCCACGACCATAGGAGATATCGACAATATTAGGAACACATAGTATACTATATTCATGTCCATTGTGGTAACCCTCTTTTTCGAGCCCTTGCTCGATGTGTGTGATGACTGCTATTTCGCCGAATGGATTATCGTCTTGTTTTGCTGTACGGCCAGCGCCTGCATCTTTGCCTACGATTCCGCCAACATCTCTGACCATAATACACACTTGGCCGGTTATTGATAGAGCTTTTTTGAAGAGGGCGGTATGCCCATCATGCCAAGGCTGCCAACGGCCCAGCATTTGAACGGTTGGCTTTTGCCAATCAAAAATCGGTTTATCATACATCTATTTATTAACTCCAAACTTAATATGTTTATACCAAACGCGTTCATGAACATAGTACATGACAAACTTGATGATGAGATCTGCTACAAAAACAGCTCCAACTGCTTTTGGCGGCAGACCGAAAACCACTGCTATCAATGCTGTCGTTGTACTTGCTATGACACGCCACGTTACTGCTTTGGCTAGGTGCCTTTTAGGTGATACGTCTGACATTATTCTCCTTTTAGTAACCGTTCAATCATAACTACTAATTCTTTTACACCAGCATCATTCAATCGCTTATCAACTCGGAAGGTAATATTCTTTGGAGCTTCAAACATTTTATTTGTATCTTCGAAACGACCCTCTTCAATAGTATCCATCCAAATCGTAATGTCCGCGTCGAAATCAGCACGAGTTTGTTTAGTAGGACATACGAAATCACAAATTACAGTTCTTCCTTGTGATTTTTCGTAATCGGCAATAGTACGCATGCGGTTAGACTGGCGATTCCTACCTTCAGGAGAGAAATCCCAGTCGTTAGCCATCTCACGTACTTTGTCTGCGTTATACCAAGCGCACTCAAGGTGCTGTTGTAACCTTTCGGAAAGCCAGGTTTTTCCTGCACCTGGCAATCCCATTACGAGTATTTTCATTTCTTTACCTTTCAGAAGGCAGCTTACGCTGCCTCCGCCATTTCTACCGCAAGATCAAGAGCATCAATCTTACGCTTCGCATTTGTTCCGAACCAAGCCGACGCCATGCGAGTATCTGCAGTACGACCTAGCTTGTGGTCTGCCATGTAGGTGACTGCATTGTATGCATTCCACCATGTGCCAGGACGGAAGTTGTCTCCTGGCTGGTTTTCCACACATTCCATAGCTTGTTGAGCTGTGCGTGATAGATCACGATCTTCACGGTTAGACTCACCAAAGATGTTACCAAAGAAACGCTTAAGAGTTTCATCTGTGTAACGCTTTGAGCCAAGAAACTCAGCAGCTTCTTTGAACTTCTCAATCTTGTTGTGAGAAATACCAAGAGTTTGCTTAACCATCTCAGCATCGAACTCAGAACGGTGATTGATACGAACACTTGGCATACCCTTTTCGTTAAGAGCAACTGCTAGAGTGTTGTTGCAAACAACGCGAGTCATCATGAATTTGATGTCGATTGCTTTACCGTACTGATGAGGATTAGAGAATAGAAGGTAACCGTTTACTTCGTCACCATTGAACAATGAGAAGCCGTCTTTTACGTCAGCCATCGCCCATACGATCTGACCTTCTTTAAGAGAACCTGCAGTATCCATTATCATGTCACCTGCTTTTACGAAATCTGTGAAGAAATCGAAGGCTTCAGAGTTTTGAACTGGGTTCCAACCTTTACCCACTTGGGTAAGGATTTTTCCGTCTGTTGAACGAACAAGAGCTTCCTGTCCTGTTTCAACTTTTGAGCCATTGTAATCAATGAAAGTTGGTACTTTCTCAACTGACCAATCAAGACCAGCAGTCACCATCATTTCTTGTGGCGTCATATCGTCAGAGACTGGAGTACCGAGGCCATGCCAAGGAAGACCTGCTGATTCGCGGTATGCCATTTGTGCCTGACCGTTGATGATTTCAAGTTCGTGTGCCATAATATAAGTTCCTTGTTTTGATTTGATAGATATATCTTACATCATTTTGGAAGATATGTCAACAGTTTTTTTCATCTTTTTTGAAAAAAATTAGCATACCTCGTAACCAAGATACGCCTCGACGAAGTCCTTGCCACAATCTTCTGCGAAAGCTAGAATCAATTGCTCACGAGGAGCAGTGTCCATGTTGTCACAAAATTCAGCTAGACCTTCACCGTCATGAAGGCGGAAAAGACGGATGGCTTTCAGGACGTCGCGATGATCGTCCATGTACATTTCAGCCATGTCTTTATCATCAGCATCTTGAGCATAGCTGAAAGTTTGATCCATCAGCTTACCAACTGCTTTAAGAGGAGTTTTGTTCCAGAAGTCTTGAGCTGTAGTAATCATAAGTGGTTCCTTTCCATTCCTTATATTAATAATATAGTACTTTCAAGAAGAAATGTCAACCCTTTTTTTCATTTTATTTTAAATTTTTTTCACTTTTTTTAGTGTACGGTATGATTATCTACTGGAATGGCATCAAACAACTCAAACGTGTAGTCGCCATATCCTGATTTTATGATGTCTATTACATCTACGAAATCATCTTTATTGTCTGTATCGATGCCTGCTACAAAAGCCGTTGGACACAAATGCTTTAAATGATGTTCTAAATAGTCGTGAGCAGCATCCTGTGTTCTCCAAGAGCAAGCTTTACGGAGTTCAAATAAGTTATTACTAGAGAAGATCATGCCAATCCTTCTACGATCCGGATCTCCTCTAGTGCCTAAGAATATTCCCTCTTCGGGATCTACAATTATGTATCTCATGCTTTTATTTATGCTGCGAGACCTTTGTAGCCTTCCCACCAAGAAGGTGCAGCCCGCCCCTTTGTCCACTTAGCAAATGGCTTAGCAATATGATAGTAATTTCTATATGCTTGTATTGCATCGCCTTCAACTATACACTCTGGATAATGGCTCATAGCTTGAGCAAATGGCGTCATAGGGATATCAGGTATGTTATCTGGAGCCCTCTGGAGTGTTTCTGTGAGCTTCTCAGAGGTCATATGTGGCTTACCAAAGCGGTATTTAAATTCATCACAGAGGGCTACAAAGTGGTCATAGTGCCAATCATAGTTTGCTTTTGATTCCATAGTCCATTTAGTGCATGGATGGCCGTGATGAACAGCCTTGTACAGAGAAGCTTCTAGATTATTGTTTGGATGAACCCAATAGTTAATCATACGCTTGCCTGATTTTGAAGGTCGTTTCTCAGTATAACCGTCAAGCATACGATGGGCCGTGGAAAGCATTTGAGCTGCTTCCACGATCATCTTTGGAATATGTTTGTCGCACATCATTTGAGCCGATACGACTGGACTCTCATCAAGGACAAATATATTCATTTACTTAACCCATACATGATAATACCGAGGTGGCAGATTTTCACAAGAATAGTTATCGTCCTCTTCATAGTTAAGGACTTTAACGCATTCTTGAGTTTCATAGCTAAACCAAACATCAGGTAAAGCAGCCGCGGTTAGCATAGCGTAGGTAAAGACAAAAGTCATAAGACCAATGGCAAGACCAAATCCAAGGTGACTACCCCAATCTCTCGTCATTATTTACCTCCATTTCGAACTGAGCAATAATATCTTTCTTTTTAAGAAGAAGCTTTTCCAGCGAGTGGAGTGCAGCAAACTTCTCGTCTGATGCGCCTTCAGCGAAGGCGACCAGAGCTGATTCCATTATATCAATATCTTCAAAGATGTCAACCATTAGTAACGTCCTTTTCCAGAATAACCAACTTTTTGAACTGCAACTAGGGGATTTGTTTCCTTACATTCAGCAAGGTAAGACTCAACTGTATAGTTTTCGCAAAGGCACTTGACCCAAGATTTCCAAGGCTTAGAACCATATTTGAAACGAGCGATAAACTCAGGCTTTGGCTGGCCGATCCAAGAAGGATGGCAGTTGGGATGAACTTCTTCCATGTTACGAGAGCCAGTGTGACGGCCGCGATACATAAGATACATACCGTCCCAAGTGAACTGATCTTTTGCGAATTTGGTACCCATGATGTAGTCCTTTCCAATTTCCTATATTAATAATATAGTACTTTCAAGAAGAAATGTCAACCCTTTTTTTCATTTTATTTTAAATTTTTTTGTACCCAAATATCAAATTCGTGCTCAAAATTTTGACCAGCATGTGCATTTTCAAAATAAAAAGTATCTTCATAAACATTGGTGAATTTGTGATGGTTCCATTCATGCTTATAAAGCTGCTTACACCAATCTTTTCCAGCTGATCTCAGATCGCTATGGAGCCGAACGGAGTAGCCCGGCATCCATCTTTGTTTGTATTCTGCAATTTCTACTGGTGTCAAGCGTGGATCCTCCCAATCGATTTTGCAACATCGATAATTTTTGTTTTGATAAACTCTTCGTCAAGAGTAGTTCCATAACATTCTTGAGCAAGGCCGATTAATTTTTGTTTGGAATCGGCACCAAATGTGTATAGTGGATTGCCGCCAGCTGGACCATGTTCGATTTTACCGAGTACGGTACAACCTTGATCGTGAGCAAATTGTACAACTTCTTCATGAGTTGCTTCGTGAGAAATATCAAGTTCGATAAGATATGCCATATTATAAGCTCCAGATTTTTTTAAGTTCCGATAGTTTATTGTCGATAAGATCCTGGTTAGTGATTTTCCGTTCCCAGAATTTTAGTTTTTTGTTACAAATCTCAATTTCCTTTTTGGCCTGATGCCGTTCTACCATATTGTCAGATTTTAGTTCGAGGAATTTGAGGTAGAAGAGATTTTCAAGATGTTTGATGTACATAGTGTTTGGGTTAAGCCGGTTGATTAGATTAGGATCAAAGTCAGATTTAGGCCCAGTGTCAGTGTAAAAAATCATGTCGGTCTCCATTGTTAGGAACACAGTATATCATGTTTCAAAACGAATGTCAACCCTTTTCGTATATTTCTTTGTATTTTTTTCTTACGGATTGAAAGTGTTCTAAGTAATCATAGGTATTTTCTTTGAACACGAGTGGTTCATTACCATCTACTGCCATAATGATTACACCTTGTCGAATAGGAATACCTGTTCTTTCATAAAATGCTGCAGCATAGAAGGCCATCTGAATAAAGTAGCTTGTGATATCCTCTTTCTTCTTTACACGACGAGATGTTTTAAAATCAATAATAGATAGTTTGTTATCATACTCTGCAATACAGTCAACCTGACCAGCACACTTTAATTTGTCACTGTAAAGAAACTGTTCTTGCATCCACACGTTATCTACATGCTCATCAAGGATTGGTCGAATATCATTAAAAGATGCTAGATTGGCTGGCATCGCACCCTTGTTCCAATCCTCATTATTATTAAGATAATCTTCTGCTAAAGAGTGTACTGCGGTACCACGAGTTGCTGCTTGGCGAGAAATCTTATTTGCTTCTTCTTCACCAACACGCTTTCGCCATTCCATAATTGCTTGTTTGCTAAGAATACTCAGAACTGTTGTAATCGATGGATACGCATTTCCTTCTGGTGTAAAATACTTGCGCCCACTCTCAGTAGTCTCTCTTGTTAATTTTGGAAGCACAATACCGTGCTCAACATGTGTAAACATAATATATCCTTTTTATGAACTTAATTCAATTATAACACATATTGAACTAATGTCAACTAGGTTGTGTTGGCCAAGTCACATTTGTTGGAAAGCCTTCTTGCGCTGGAATGTCTCTGAGTGCTGTTCTATAAGCAACCCAATCTGCGGGTGGTGATTCACCTGCCTCATATGCTCTTAAAATATGAACATCAGTTTGCTGTAGCAGAGTATCTCTCATAGATCTTATGTTTTCTTCTAACCGATCTTGAGAAATCTCTCGAACATTCCATCTTCCTTCTACGCCTGCCTCAGTTTTAACAGGTGTTGCACTTGACACGTATTGAGTTTCTGGATTATATTCTGGTTCAGGAGTAGAGATCACAGGATATACATTCCAATTCAAAAGAAATTCTGCGTCCATTTCTGAGTCTTTTGGAAAACTCACATTTGAGTTATCAGATCTTAAATCTTTAAATGTATAAGGCCAAACTAATGTGCCATCTTCATTTACTTTTGCTAATTCCATTTTTTGTCTCCTACGAAAAGCTATACTGATAGAAAAGAGAGTTATTATCTACAACATAAAGTTTGGTTCCATCATGACTTAACCACATTCCTCTAGCAATCGAGTTACCTACAAGAGGAATAGCTACCGAGCTATCGAAAACAATGTTGCTGTTACCTAAGTTCCAAGGACTTGTCACAGTAAACTTATAAAGCTTTTTATCTGTTAAAATGAGAATAATAGATCCATCAGATGAGACATCCCATCCATTGATATTAGGATATGTCTCATCGAGACCACTTCCTGGTGAGCCCATTGGAACTTCCCAAAGATAATTTGCTCCCGTTTGAAAAGTCCATGCGCTTGCAGTAGTGTTGACCACCGACGATGTAGCTGTTGCCATTCTCATTACGTATGAGTTAGTTAAACCTGTTACTCGGTTGTTATCAAATAATGCAAATAAACGTCTTTGCCCCGAAAGTCCAGATTCCCAATGTGCTGCTTTTCGGGTTTTGATTCCATGCGGTCGTATAAATTGAGTACTTAAATCAATAGTATCAGTAAATCCATCAGTGTTTCTGCACCAAGTAGTAATATTATATGTAGAGCTTGGTCCAGAAAAATCGGAAGTGCTAGAAATAGAGGTAATACTAAAATATTCTAATGATAACTGTTGCGAAGCTCCTGATCCAGTTTCTTTGATAGTCATCATATAACCACTTGGAGTAATATCTATACCCGCAACACCGTCGTCGTAAGTACTGCTGTTGAACTGCTGACGAATACCGTTAAATGTAACTGATTGAATATTGCCAGGACTTTGTAGTCTCCAACTATCTAACTGAAGCTGGGTGCCTGTATCAGCAGCCATATGCATAAGATACTCTTCGTCTCCTGTTTCATCTGGATATGTGGGAAAAAACCAATGTGATGTATATCTACAATTATAATTTTTAGCGTATCTGACATCACTCGCTGCGTTAGTGTCAGGATCTACGAGTACTCCGTATCCTACTCCGCTTGGATTGTAGAGTGGAAAATCCATTCCAGCGAAGCCATATGTGTTTCCTGGCGATGCAGTACACATTCTCATCATATTGTGCATGCCATCACCATTATTAAGCAAAACATACTTTCCAGCAGGATCACCGAAGGTTCCTCTTCCATCCCACACTGAAGTGTTCGCCGAAGCCGCGCCGCCGCTTTGAATCTGATAATATGTTGGACCTGCAGAACCTAGATTAAAATCATTATCTATAACGTAAATGTGTTGGCCATCAATATTAAAATTACATCCTCTGCATTCCATGTTTGCATTGATAGCTGTTAAATCATAAGATTTTCCGGTATATGATGCAGTATTAATTGCGCCATTAGTTAAATCATATTGAAAGATAGTTTCTGTGGTTTTTCCAGCAATTGTTAGAAAATCACCAGTTTCGTTTACATATATTTGAGGAAAACTTTCTTTTGTGTGCGAAGGACTTCCTGACGTTGTCTGAGTCATATCGTCACCACTAGTGAATGTAGCAGTTGAAAGATCCCAACCTGTTGACAGATTAACTTGATATATTTTTCCTGCAGTTGTTTCTGAAATATATAGTTTTGTTCCATCCTGAGAGATAGCAAGACTGTGCCACGCTCTAGACACGCCGATCAATGTATTAGGAACAATCGATACGCTACTATACGACGCTGTTGTCAAATCCCATCCTGTAGAAAAATCTATTTGATAAATGGTGTCTGGTGAAATATTTTCAGATAAAACAAATGCGCGAGTACCTTCCTGATTTATAATAAAATCAGATATATCTGCCGTCGTTGATGTTAAAGTATTTAGAGTTGGGCTCATAGTTCTAGAGCTGTTGTAGGCAGCAGTACTAATATCCCAAGGTGTAGAAAGATCTAGTCTTGTAGGAGCATCATCTCCGGCTAATACTATGCAATATGTTCCATATTCGTTAAATCTAAGAAATGATCCTTCAGATCCACCGTTATAAGTAACTCCACCATTCCAAGTACCGGTTCCAGTTAAACTTACGCTGTTATAAGAATTTCTGCTTACATCAACATTATGGCTATCCCTATTTACAAATTCATTCCAAACCATCCCAACAAGTTTGCTATTTCCCATATTTTTTGGAGCATTTGCATCACAAGTAATAAGATTATATGTTGCTTGATCGTAAGTAGTTTTAGTAGCTGACACAAGAGAAGTTAGATCCCAAGGAGGATCCATCCTTTTATGATGAATATCTTGGTCAGTTAAACTATCGGTATAAAATAAGTCAGTGCCTCCTTTGTTTATAAAGACACAATTTAACATTTGATTACCTGAGCCATTTTCTTGATAGTATTCATTTGGCACCGCGGGCATTGTACTGATATCCCAAGCAGTTGATAAGTTATATTTGTAGAGGCCGTCTTTATCAGCCAAAATTACAAATGAACCAGTATCATCCCCAAAGAAACTCTGCGCTGCCGTTGTGTGCCAATGTGTGGTATTAGCCTGCCATTTTTGTCCTGAAACTTCATTAAAACTTCTTGTTGATATATCATACGGTGTAGAAACTGTGTATTTTTCAAATACATGATCGTCAAAAGTATTATCTTGGTATATAACACAATTATTTGAATCTATCCAATTCCATCCACCGTGAGCAGAAGTAAAACTTGGCGCATCAAGCCCATAAGAAGTTTCAAAAAGTTCAGTATTTCCAGCTGCCCATTTGCCGCCACCCCAAAGCATTTCCCAACAAATATAGTTAGCGTTTTGGCCCTGCCCAACAGTGATTCCTCTACCATCTCGAGAGTTTTGCATATTTTCGGGATACGGCTGGCCGCCATAAACATTACTATCTGACATGCCTTCGTAACCACTAGGCACAATAGACTGAACCATTGGTACAACAGTTGCGTCATAGGAAATTGTTGAAATATCTACATCAAAAGGTTCTGGCTCACCGGCGCTGGCCGCTGTCAAACCAACAATAATACTACTCATACCATATTATCTCCAACGTGGAAACCAAGCCAACTTGTTCCACCGTTAGTTGTAAAAAATGCGTATGCATCTGTTTCATTTGTTCCCATAACAGGCGGGGCTGTGCCGCCAGGCCAATCTACTTCACTAGGCCAAGTAATCGAAATGCCTGAACTCGTTACTTTGGTCAGCGTCAAAACGAACCAATTCACTTGGTTTGAAGTAGCAGATTCATTTATAAATGATAAGTTTACAGTACTAAGTAAAGAACCCGCAAAATAGTTACTTTCCTCAAGGTCTATAGTTCTACTTCCACTCATACCACCAAGACTGTAATAATGATCTGTGGTAGGACCGATATGTTCAATGTGAGCGCCAACACCGGGCTCCAATCTTATGTCTGCGGCCGAATCTAATATTATATTACTGCTTGCAGCAGATGTTAACTCTAGTGCTCCAGTAGATGTGATTAACGGCGTATCAATAATATCGTTACCATTCATATCAAGGTTAACTGTTGAGCCAAGTCTTACATCATTACTACCTTCTCTGTTTATTGCTAAGAATTCATTTGATACACCGTTTCTAAACGCTAAGAATCTAAATTCACTTTCTTCAGCTCCGGCCGTATTATCATGAAGCCAATGAGAGAACACACCATATTGATGTAAAAAGTTACTAGAATCTCTACCTTCAAATGAAAGTGCGCCTAACCTGCTCGTCGTGTGGCTTGTAAGACCTGCCTTTATGAATCTAATATTTGCACCATCTGATGCGAAACTAGTGCCGCTATGTGCAAGATAGAGTTGCGGATATTCTTGAAATGCTGAAACTACTTGAACTAGACCACTGCTACTGGAAGTAACTACTGTACCATTTGTGTCTGGAAGTGTAATAGTTCTTGCGGCAGTTGGATCAACTTTGGTAAGTGTTGTATCAAAATTTGTACCAGTAAACGTGTAATCTGCAGAAGAAGCGCCACCACCGCCGCCGTCAGCACCTTGAATACCCGTGAAACCTTGAACACCTTGATTTCCTACGCCCGGCGCGCCATCAGCACCTTGAATACCTTGCAAAGATCCTGCTATACCTTGAATACCTTGAGCCCCGTCTATTCCAAGAGATCCTTGAATACCTTGAATACCATCGCTACCTTGCAAGCCTTCTCCACCACTCGATCCAGCAGGACCTTGGAAACCTTGAGTACCTGTCGCGTCAGTACCCTGAATACCTTGTGGGCCGGGTTGACCATTAGTGCCAGGAGTACCGCCTGCACCTTGCAATCCTTGAAAACCTTGTGGACCCGGCACAGTAGATGCCGCACCCGGCGAACCATCACTACCCTGAATACCTTGTGGACCAGTACCACCGGCTCCAATAAAGCCTTGGATACCTTGGATACCTTGAGAGCCTGCACCTGCAGGACCTTGCAATCCGATTCCTTGGAAACCTTGCACACCTTGAATAGAACCTGCAGGACCTTGGAAACCATCATTACCTTGGAGACCTTGAACACCTATACCAGTAGTACCCTGCATCCCTTGGAAACTCGCTTCACCACCAGGCCCCTGAATACCTTGATTACCAGCATTACCGCCAGGACCTTCTTGTCCTTGGAAGCCTTGCATACCTTGAATGCCTTGAAGTCCGGAGCCAGTATCACCTTGAATACCTTGATGACCTTGCATACCTTGCATAGCTGCTGCAGGTCCTTGAATACCTTGTGGGCCGGGTGGTCCAGGCTGGCCAGGAAAACCTTCTGGACCTTGTACACCTTGTGCGTTACCAGCAGGACCTTGGAAACCGAGCTCACCCTGCAAACCTTGCGCACCTTGAAGGCCGGGATCTCCATCTACACCGTCTGTACCCTGCCAACCCTGAATACCTTGGATGCCTTGAGCATCTGCACCATCTGTACCTTGAGGACCAGTCTGTCCAAAATATCCCTGAAAACCTTGTGTGCCTTGGACACCCTGTGCACCTTGCATATTTGCATCTTGGCCATCACGACCTTGAATACCTTGTGTCCCCTGAAGTCCTTGGACTCCTTGAGTTCCTTGTGTACCCTGCCAGCCTTGGAAGCCTTGAATACCTTGAACACCTTGAGTACCTTGTGGCCCATCCGCACCCGGTGTACCACCGCCTCCGCCAGTACCAAGACCAGTCCATGTAATACCTTGGAAACCTTCAAACTGTTTAGTAACAGTATTGAATCGCATATAACCTTCGCCCGGATTTGCATCTCTCTGCGCTGTAGTACCGGCAGGAACTTGTAAAGATCCAGTTTCAGAAGTACGAGGAGCGATAGCATCAAAGTTATCGTCCATCTCGTTATATGTCAGTGCGGAGCCCTTATCTCCTCTTTTTGTAATAGCCATTAGGTTGTTTCCCCTGTTGTAGGATCAAAGTACACGCCGACATATGAAGTAAATCCCGTTGAATTGGGTATGACTACAAAAGGATCGCCGTTCTCGTCTAGCTCGACGTATCCTTCTGCCATATATGGCTGTGAAAAACTGTTGTAATTATTTATTCCTGGATTGTACTCAATATAATCGTCTTCGCAATAAGCAAAGAGTTCCTCTTCTTCAGGAGTGAGTACTTCGTTAAATTGATATGTTTGCGCAATAAGAGCATCACGAGCTGGGCCAGCCGGTGTTTGTGCTATCTGAGCAAGTAACGTTGCATAATCTGGATTAGGCATTAATCACCATCCGCATATACTTTTGGAGATCCGGAAGCAGCAGCATTTGCAACCCACGATCCATGTCCGCTTGTAGCATCACCCACCCGATGAACACCAATACCAGCAACAAACACTTTTCCAGATTTACCCACAGCGCCATCGCCGCAGCTAGTAGATCCACCGGCTACGACTACAAGATCGCCTTGTGCATAAACTTTACCTTGAGGTGTTGATGTATATGGAGTTTTGTGAAAAGGGTTTGGTGTGGGCGAAGCGTGACCAATATGAAAATCGGAATTTCTTCTGACTACTTGTGGCATGTTGACCTCTTGAATGAATAAAAGGTAGAAGCCGACGAGACTCCTACCTTCTATTTATTACGCGGCCTCTAGTAGCCTCGTTTTAGCGATGATATATTCTCTAACAAGACCTGAGCGGACAATGTCGTCAACTCCAAATCTTACAACATCAAAGCTAGGAATTGCTTCAAGAACTTTTATGAAATCATGAAGTCCTGAAATATCTGCTCTGTTACGAGACTGTTGTAAGTCGTCCTGCTTAGTATCACCACAGAAAATGATCTTAGATGATTCTCCTACTCGAGTGATAATTGAATCGAGTTCGTGGTAAGTCATAGACTGACATTCGTCTACAATAATAATTGAATTGTCGAATGTAAGTCCTCTTACGAATGATGAGCTCATAAACTGCACCATTCCTTTAGATTTTAGAATCTGATATGCATCTCCTCTGTCGAATAAGTCGTTAGTAATATCGGTATATGGTTGTTCGAATACCGCTTCTTTTTGGGCTTTACTGCCCGGCATAAATCCTTGCTCGCGTGTTTGAACTGCAGATCTTATGACGACGACCTTTTCATACTCTCCTCTCTGTAGTACATCGCTGAGTGCTAAATACATAGCACACATTGTTTTACCTGTACCTGCTGTTCCAATGGCGGCTAGATTGTATCCTTGTTTGTAAGAATCAAATAAATCAGATTGAGCCGGCGTCAGTGGGTTTATCTTTCGCATCGAAAACTTTTGGTTTAAGATGCCAACCATATGATCCATTTCTCTTTCCATTCTACGTTTCTCGCTTCGGGATAATCTGCGCTTTTGTTTGGCCATGAAACCTCCTATTTAGGATAACGTTTAAAATGTATTAATGTTATCCTTCTTATGATGATGTTTAACGTTTCTTAGTACATCACGAAAACCGTCATCTGGCTTCTTCAAGCCAAGACGATGCGGATCACCAATCGCTGGAGCACCCGTTATTAGTTGTGTGAGGTGAGGATTATCTTGAACGTACTGATCACGTTCTGAAATTGACATTGTAATGTCGAACACTTCATTAGATTCATTATTTCTAAATGTGTACTTGGGCATTAATGCTCCTTAATATAAAAAAGGCAACCTTGCACAGAAGATCGCCTCAAGGTTACATAATCAAGTTTGTTCCTGTGCTTACCTTTATTTATAATAGTATCATTAAACTCCAACGATAATATCATAAATTTCTTTCCAGTTTTTTGCTCGGTATTGAGCATCAAAATCTTTATTGAAAGGATGATCTACCAATATAGACTCTAAACCAAGTTCAGTACCTAATTGAGCGTTTTGAGGTTTATCCTCAATCCACCAACAACCAGTACCACGATATGGTTCTAAAGCTTCGTCTTTATCGGCACCCGTATCCAAATAGGTAAAGCTTTCAAAGACTGTAGGACCAAACAGCTCATTAAGGTTTTTAGTACGAAGACGACCAGCATACGTATCGTTACTTAGTGAAGTGATTACTCGAAAAACGTAACCATGTTCTTCATGGAGCTTCTTTACGTACTTAATAGCATCTCGTAAAGGTGGAAGCTTGCGAATCCAAGCTGATTCGTTGAACATACGAACAATACGTTCTTTTTCAGCGATTGTTAAGTTATAACGTTTGTTTACGTCATATTCAGCTTCACCGCCTGGAAGCATTTCAAAATTGTGGCGTTCCATCCACTGAGTAAACGCGTAAGCCCAGTCAAGAAGAACTCCATCTGCATCTGTTAGTATTACTTTTTCATTTAGCATAGTATCTCACTTTATTTCATGTTATATTCTTATTATAGTAAAAAGGGGATTGAATGTCAACCCCCTTTTTTTATTTTTTATGCGAATAGCATTTTTGCCTGATCCGCAGAGCATTTGTAACTTTTACCGCCACGTTCGAAGATGAACGGGTATTTAGTGTTGCGAGCTTTATACTCAGTCAAACGATCACCACGGGAATTTTCCATTTTAAGGCCAAGCATTTTAGCCATCATTTCAAGTTGGCTGTTAGAGCGAGTACGCTTACCTTTGATAACCGCTTTGACTTTAATGTCAACTTCAGCTTCGCTAAAACGCATGTTACCAACTTCAAACTGAAGGTTAGCACCAAACTTGTCAAGCACTGCTTGCATTTCTGAACGAAGAGCTTGAAGAGTTGCTTTGTCAAAAGATGTTACGTTTTTCATAGTATAGGTTCCTTGTTTGATTCCTTATATTAATAATATAGTACATGTGGAACCAAATGTCAACCCTTTTTTTCAAATAAAATGAATTTTTTTTACTTTTTTCGACGTTTATTTGGTCGATTGAAGTCTTCTCTTTCGACGTCATACCATTTTTCAGAAAGTTTGTTCTTTCTGTTGTCCCTACGATTCTTCATACGCGATTCCTTGCGGTTGTTACGTTCTTCGTATGAACCCCATTCGTCTTCGTACTCTTCGCGAAACTTCTTAAAACCTTTAGCCATTTGTTCTTACTCTGCAATTAGATTCGGGAATGCTTTATTAATAGTTTTCTTCTGCAAGCCTTTAAAGGGCTTTTGAGCAATGCAATAGTTAGCAAGTAGATCTGCATCTTCATTGTCAATATCTTGCAACAATTGAATAAACAAAGTTTCTCGCTTTGTTTGATTCAGATCATCATATCCACCACCTTTAATGAAGATCTTCAGACGACGAGCTTCTGTGTAAAGTAGCTGCTTTGCTTCGTCTTCGAATTCATTTTTTGTCCAAGGTGGAGGAGTTTCTGGTAACAACCACTCTACTCTTTTCCTATCATATGTAGCCTGAAGAATCATACGAAGTGGCATAGAATCATTCTTCTTAAGCCACTCTACCTTATCCTCAGTCTTATTCATATCAGCAAACTTGCTAATAATCTCAGAGATTGAAAGTTTTACTGCCATTAAAAATCCTGTATATCTGTAACTAAGTTTTTCAATTTCTTTTTGATAAAGAAGTTAAACAACTGCTCTCTGCCGATGCCTTTATCTTTACCAAATTCTTCACGAATTTGCTGCTTATATTTGTCAGGAATTTCACCTAGATCAATAACCATCTTGTTGCGATGATAGCGTCTAAGTGTTTCTTCATCCATAGCAGCAGGGCCTTCGCGCAACATAGCCATACGCTTTTGAGTCATAGGCTTTTGACGCTCGCCGATTGCTAAGCAATTATCAGAAGAAAGCACATTAGGTACGCCGTCGCCAGTGTCACCTTTTAGGATGTGTTCCTTCAAATATTTATCTGGATTGTCGTTTCGAATCCAACGTTTACGAATAGGATCGTATTGATCTACATTCTCATATGTTTGCAATTGAATGTAGTCTTTATCTCCCGATAATACAAGATACTTCTCAGCGCCAATGTTGAGCTCAGTACCGTTATCATGACAGATCGTGCCAATGATATCGTCAGCTTCACAATGATCGATATGAATCACTTTGTAAGGGAAGAATTCTTTAAGCTCGGTACGAATAGTATTCATGATATTGAATAGATTGTTCCAATCAATTTCAGACTCGTCACGAGATTTGCGACGGTTAGCTTTGTAGTAGGGGAAAGCTTCTCTCCGCCAAGAGTTTTTGCCATCACAGCAAACTACAATCTCACCGTATTCTTCGGTAAACTTTTTGCGGTTTGCCCTGATTGAGTTTAAGAACATATGTCGAATGAGATTCTCATCGATATCAATGTTCGTGTGGTTACCTATACTTGCGAATAGCGAAGCAAGGATAACCTGGTTATAATCAACTAGGATTGCCATAATATTGTCTCATGTTTCAGTTTAATCTAAGTATATATTAATACTCATCCTCTTCATTGTCAACCATTAATTCATCAATTGATGCAATATTTTCATCAAATTCTATAGAATCTTTGGCGAAGTCCTGTAGAGGATGTTCGATCTTTTGAGTTAATAGATGTAGAGATCGAATAGACTCTAGAATTAAGATCATGGATGGGAAATACGTCTTTATGTCTTCATCAAAGCGACACCCAGATCTTACCAACTCTGCTAATACCTGTTGCCAGAGCATTTCAGAGATTTCTTCAGAGTATCTTATACGATATTCGTCAAGCTTACTCTTTAGTTCTTCCGCAGATTGTGGCGGTGCGTCCAACTTCATCTTAGGAAATTGGACGACATTATCGTCAGCCATTTTGCAAGTCTCTCAAAAGTTTAGTCCAAAGTTGACTATATGTTGCAATGTCGTTAGGAGTCAAGCCAAAACGATCTGATCTTGTAAAGCGATTAATCCATCCAGCATCATTCTTCTGCTGCTCAAGTACTGACTTTGCAATAGAATATGCCATGTTTGCATGGTCTTGCAGGTTCTCTGTATAGTCATACATGATAGTTGCGTTTGATGCTGTTTCTGGAAGTGCACCATAGTTTGGATGGATACAAACCAAACCAGAACGAATTGCTTCGATAAGTGCAATACAAGATGTTTCTTTCCAAATGCTTGGATACAAAAAGAT